CCCGGTTGTTTCTTCAGCATTATACATATTTTGTTGAGTGTATCTAAAGTTATCAATTTTCCCGCTTTAATATTCTGGACTGTTTGCCCTGGTAGCAACTTTTCTTTCTGTATTTTTCCGGCTGTATATCCGCATTTCTGCAATTCTTCCACGATATTCACCTTATAACGTATCATGTTTTCTTTCTCCCTTCTTAGCGTTCTGTATTCCTATATATAAGGTAACATTTTTACGCGATAACGTCAAGTAAAAAATATTCTAATTTTAGATTAAAAGGTATTGACATTATTCTAATTTTAGAATACAATATGGTCATAAGGAACAGCAAACAAACCACACGGAAAAGGAGAGAAAAACATATGAAACATTTTAAAAATATCAAATCTTATGATGATCTGAAAAACCAGTATAGAAACCTGCTAAAGATCAATCACCCGGACAACGGCGGAGATCTCGAGGCCATGAAAGAAATCAATGTGGAATATGACGCACTTTTCCACATCTGGAAAGACCGCCAGGAGAAAGAAACCGGCGAACAGATCCACGAGACCGCCGAAGGCACGCGCCGCCAGTTCTACACCATGAACGGATGGGAAGGATCCCGTTATGATGGTAACCTGTCCCTTAAAGAGATCGCGCAGATCGTCCGGGCATACGTCAAAGAGAAATACCCGCTTTACAAGTTCAGTGTGCGTACCTCTTATGCTTCCATGTGTCAGGAACTCCGTGTTGAGCTGAAAGAAAGCCCGGTGGAGATCTACAAGACCGTTGAGGAACTGAGCTACAACGACAAACTCGAATTCCTAAAGAAAGCCAACCGCAACGGATATTGGACGCTTAACAGTTGGAACGATGAAGAATTCGCGGCAGAATACAACCGGATCACCGCGGAGCATGGCAATTTTTACAGGGTCATGAATGAGGTGACAAAGGCAGTCATAGAGGATGTCAACGCCCTTGTAAAATCCTATAACTATGATGATTGTGATGGCATGATAGATTATTTCGATGTTAATTTCTATTATTTCGGATGCTGTGAAAATAACGGCGCATCTGTTAAGATCGTTCCGAAGACCGCCAGAATTAAGGCGAAAAAGTCCGAAGTTAAAACGGCGGCACATGATCCAGAACGCACAAACGCCCCGGAAAGCATCACGGCAACCGATGACAAGTCTATTCCTGCATGTGATACAGAAAAGCCACAAAACGACGCGCAGAAAACCGGATACACTTATAAAATCACCCGCGGCGAAGATACCCGCGACGGTTCCCCAATCTGGATCGTTCGCATCATTGAAAAACTCGATCAGGCTGCATATATTGCCGAAAACAAAGCGATGAAGGCGCGCGGCGCGTACTACTCCCGATATGCTCACGGTTTCCTGTTCCGGGTGGATCCGTCCGACATACTCAAGACGGCATAGAAAAAGCGGGGACTTTCTCCCCGCTAAACTTGAAAATAATACTTGAATCCAGAGGAAAGAACGACTATAATATACTTAACAGGAAAGCCGGAAGGGAGGCGCTATCTCCCCGCCCCGGCGAAACTTAATAGTTATTCAAAGAATAGCCGTCAAACTCGCCAAAGTTCAGGACGGCTATTTTTTATGCGTATAAGTAAGGATAGCAACGATCAGCAAAGCAACTGACACAATAAGCTGTAATTCCTCATATGTACTCATTGGCACCACCTCCGACAGGCTCGGAACGGGTGCAGCACGTCCCCCGGCTCCCCGGGTAAGTATACTATTCTGTTCTTTTTTGGGGTTCTATTTATTTTCCATCTTAATTTCTAATACTCTTCCCCGGTTTCAAGATCCACCAGGCGAACAGCACAACCAAGCGCCGCGGCGATTTTTTCAACATCTGAATAGCTCATTGTATCTCGGAAAAGTTTATTGCTCAATGGCTGCGGTTTCATGTCGATTTTTTCCGCCAGCTCTGAAACCTTTATATTTTTTTCAAGCATAACGCGCCGTATCTGTTTACTTGCTCCCATTTTTTCATCACCTCACAAATATAATAGCATTTGATTATGATAAAATCAACAGCAAAATAATATAATCAAAAATAATTATGTTTTCCTATTGACTTCATAACCAATATTGATTATAATAAAACCATCAAAGAAAGAAACTAATCAAAATCAATTATAAAAAGGAGATACAAACCATGAGAAAATACACAGTAGAAAAAATGAGTGAAACCCGTGAACTTATCACATTCGCAGAGCTTAACGCAAAAGGCGAGAAAATCCAGATCGAGCTTGTCAAGGGTACATATTCCGGGCACAATTATTCTCTCCCGTACCTCTGGAAGAAACATGGATACATCGACCGCATTCTTGAAACCTATTGGAGCATTACTACATACGCAACCGAGGACGGCGGAAAAGGTTCTTGCTGGGGGCGCTACAATCCACAGACCAAATTATCAGATGATGGGAAGCGTCAGGTTATCGACTTTGCATGGATGTTTGAAGCAACCGAAGAAAACCGCAAAAAGCTTATAGAAGAGGTTGAGCGGTTAGCGTTCGCAGAATAAAGCCGAAACGCCCTTGTGGGCGTCCGGATCGGGTGCCGCCGGTCCGCTGATGATGGCAGGCAGAAAGGGACAAAAACATGAAAAAAGATTATTTGTCAAATATGAAAATTGCCCTTGTCTATATGATTGATCGGGCAACGCAGGACGATAAAAAAAGTAAACTCGTTGTTGAGGCGATGTTCTCGAATCCGGTACAGGCCGAGGATAACTACAAAATCCAGAATCCAGAGAAAAAGCGTTATTTGCTTTCTGTCGATGATTTAGAATCGTTCGAGCGCTTTTATAACGATATCCAGGATCTCAATGAACAGTATGACGACCATGCAATATACCACCTTGACGAGATCGCGCTGAATGTGGATCTTGAAAACAAGTTTAGAACAATTTTGGGAATCTGGACAAGCACAGAAATTTAGGCCGTTTGGATTTGCCCGGGTTCGACTCCCGGAACGGCATTAACTCCCGGCTCCCAGGGTGAAAAGGAAGAAAGAAAACATATGAAAAAATTTGAATTGTTCATGGGATGTCTTGGAAACGGTATAACCGTTTGTAATTCTGCAGTTATGGAAAATGGCGATTATAAAAAAATTGCTCACATTGCTAATTGCGGGAAAATCACATGGTATGTAAACCCAACTTCATACATTCCAAGTCCTGATCTTTTAAAGATCGAGCATGTAGCAGATGCAAGCCGCGCTAATTGGGAAAAATGGCTTGACAGTATGCCAGAGCCGCAGAGATATGAAAAGCTATTAGACGCTGTACCTTTAAACATTATGTTGTACGCCACAAACTTAGGTGGCGGACTTGGTCGGAAAATCCAGTATTTAAAGCAGGTTTGCTATGAAAAATCATATTTTTAAATTAGCCGCCGCAGAGGATGCAAGCCCGGCCCGTTACCGGGCGACGGTGTTTTCCGGAAAAGAAAAGAGGAATGATAACATGATGAATTTTATAGCTGTTATATGTGTGTTTGTGGGCGGCTATGGCGTCCGCTGGCTTTGCGAAGTAATGCAGGAGGTAAAATAGCATGGGGAAATATGATTTTGATTCTATGGGCGCTCTGTGGGCTGATCAGGCCCGCGAGATCACAGAAAAGGGCGAGTTTATCGCTCATTCTGGAAACTGGGATTTATGGATTCATTCCGGCACTGTTTACAGTATCCCGGTTATGGGTTCCGGCTGCGGTGCTTCCGTGTGGTGTCCGTTGTCCGGATTGCGTCGGCATCTGCACCACCTACGGAATATTTGCGGATATACAAAGCTTATACCGGCAGACTGGCAGAACGTAAACACGGAATTTCTGCGCGGTCTTGGTATCGCATAGAGGGAATATAGGCGGCTTCATGCTGCCTTTTTCCCGTATCTGATGCGTTGCGCGGATCTCTCCGGCATCTTGACAAGCTATGTATAATTATGGTATGGTTGACTATAAACAAGCCTTTATACGCCGTTCTGCGGCGTTGTTGATGATATGGCTATATTCTTATAGTTACAAGTGCAAAGACGCTATTCCGGCGTGGTCTGGCGGTCCCGTGTTGATATCTTAGCAGCTCCACAGATCCACCGTTTGTCATAATGGCAATATACGTAATTCAAGATACAATTCAATTTTTTCACAGCTTTTGAAGAGTTTCTGTTCCGTTTTCCCGGCACCTACCAAAATTCAAAAAAATTCCATTTTTCATTCTGGGCTTTTCATGCCAGAAATCGGTACCCCGGGGGGTATCATTTTCAAACACCTGAGCCCGGGATTTTCGAAAAAAAGTTTTTTACGCCGCATATGTCTCCCGGATCCGGCGCAGCGTGTCTGGAGTTGACTGTGCATAGTATGCCGCTGTAACCGCCGGGTTGGCATGTC